TACCGTTTTAGCGAGCGGTGCTCGTGCGAGGGCCATTACGGTTCCCCGCATCGCAATTTCTGCGGTCTCTACAGAGACCGATGGAGAGGGATCATTCCCTCTTCATATGCTAGTTGAATAGCATACCGACGCGCCCTAAGACGCGCCGCAGTCCCAAGAGGACCTTTGGTGAATGCCCCAGGAAAGGGGGGCTCATCTTGTACAACCTCATGGTTGACAAACAGTCCCTGGAGAGACTGTCGCATCCTTACATAAGGATGAATGCCTGTTTTGTCAGGCTCCGCAAAGATTGGATCTTTGTGAGAAGGATGGAAAAAGAGATCCTCCTTGGCAGTGGAAAACCTCCACGCCGGCCTAGTGAGCTTATCGCTAGACCAAGCATTGCCTACTGGCCATGCACGACTAACAATTGTGTTAGCCTGCCTGACTGTAACATTAACGTCAGGCCGAACAGTACAGGCACGTACGTTCTTGAAGAAGGTCTTAGACCTTCTTCTCACCGTCCTATATCTGGACGGCCGTTGCCCTTTAATATAAGAGCCCCGAACAGCATCAATAAATGCTGCACATGCATATTGACGTTGCATGTAAATCGAATAAGTTCTATTCGATTCAGCGTTCGGTTGACCGGACGCCACCCAACGCACATCCTGCGTTAGGCGTTGAGAAAGTTTCTCAACGAAGGACCCCGTTTGGAAGAGGCCCTTTTCCCTTTCTTCTTGGAAGGGGTCACGGTAGCCAAGGCCATCGTGGTATGCTTTTAAAGCACAGGCGTGGACAGTCGTAATCTGTCTACGCGGGTTCTTTGGAATAAATCCAAGGCCCCCGATACTGTCGTTACAGTACCGATCGACTCGAAAGATTTTAGCGAGTCGAATCCACTCAGAGTGGAACCTCGTCTGCAATTGAGAAATAAGAGCAGACGACACGCCCCTACTAACAAGGGCGAAGCCATCCCTTTGACTAAAGGGTTGGTTGTTTGCGAAAGAACGCAAACTGAATGTCCCCTGACGTACGAGGACATTCCCGTGAAGGACGTAATCACCTTCACAGAAGGTTCCAAATTGCTTTGAAACCACAGTCTTATCATTCAAGATGAGACCGACCGAACGGGAAAGTTCGGTATAACTCGCGATTTGCTCGCGAGTCCAGAGTGATATGATATCATCACCCTTCAACCTAAAGTCACACTTTGGGTCAACTGCTCTACAGATCGCGTAGTGCAGCGCGGACAAAAGAGTCCACGAGGAGGGGATCCCCATAGAGACCCCTCTAGTAACCTTCTCATTGAAGACTACTGATGACCCTTCACGAAGGATCATCCTGTGGTTTTGAAAAACCACGATAGGGTTCAGTCTAAGAACCTCACACATGAATCCAAGTGATTCATGGCTCAGAAGCTGTGTAGCGTCCGAGAAGTCGCCACTAAAAACGTAGCGCTCGTCTTCACTTTCAGAGAAGACAATCCGTAACATTTCAGGGTCACGGAGTCCTTGGCCTGTGGCCAAGCGCTTCTTCTTTTTTAGAAGAGGCAGCAGTCCTTGTCTATAGGACTGTGCGACCCCAATAATATTAGGGTCGGATTTAGAAAGAATTCTAAATTTTGCTCCCAGCTCGGGAACAGCAATCAGCTCGCCCTCGGGCTCTGATTGGGTCTCTACCATAAAATTTGAGACCATCGAAGCATAGTTAAGAGCTCCGACAATGCCTACCAAATTAGGTAAGCGTTCAGGATCATTCATGAATGATGCTGAGGGATCGAATGGTAAATCAACGGTCCCTTTAAGGAAGGACGAACGCCCTCCTTGTCGCCTTGTCGCTCCAAGACAAGCCGAAGAGCCGACTAGGTCGGCCCTAGGAAAATCGATATTTTCCTTAAAGCTTTTAATAAAGCTTGACTGTACCAGTTCTGGAACAGGCTGCGGATCTTGAGGTCCGCATTGAAGCTCCTTTTGTTTAAGGAGAGCTTCCCTGACAAGATTCTTGTCAGTTATCGTAGGTAGAGACCTACGGAGCTTAGAAAACTGTAAAAGTTTTCTTTGAAATGAACCCAAAGGGTTCAACTCGTGCCTCAAGGCACGGGGGAAGAAAGTGTCAATTAGCTTTCTTT